AATTAGCAACACTAGCAGTATCAGCATAAGTCGTAAAGCTACCTGAAACGGCACGTTCGCTTACTCTAGCAGATATAATACCGTTACTTGCACAAGTACTTGTTACTTTTCCAATTGTGTTTGCAATAGAAACAGACAATTCACTAACTGCAATAGCAGTACCGTCCATGTAAACGCAAGCACTTAAACAAACGGGAGGTGTGGCAGTATTATAAGACGCTATTAAACCGCTAGAAGCAACGCTTTCTGTTAAATCAAAGCCGTCAAAACTAACATTAAAATTAGGAATTTGGCCAACGGAGAAATTTTCTAAATTCAAGCCTGTCACCATACAGCCGACAGCTTGTTTTTTAATAGCATCTTCTAAATACTCGGTAACTGTCACAGATTTGTGGCCTGAATTAGCTCCATAATACTGGCATAATTTTTCTACCACAACACTTGCGCTAAATGCAGTGCCTCGAACTCGCAAGAGTGTAATTGTAGCACTTCCTGCTGTTGCTACAATAGACGCTATAGGACTAATCCAATAATCACCGCTCTCTTTAATCATTACAACATCGCCAACATGAAACTTAGTAATATCTGCATCTTCAATTGCAAGAACTGAAGTAGTATTGCCAGTTGCTTTTGATGTTGTAGTTGTTGCAATAGTTCGTTTGCCTGCTAGTGCTGATTGCAATAGCAAGTCGTATTCTGTAGCGGTTCCAGCTGTACCATGTGCTTTAGCCTCCACAACAATAGAACCAGAACAGGAACGCATTCCGTTCAAAGGTATTGACTTAGAAATAGACGATTTTAACACGCTTCTGTCTATAGTCTCACGTGCTAAATTCATTTCCAAGCTGTTTATTGCAACCGCTTGTGTTCCAAGTGTAGGGTCGACCGCTACACCTGCTGTCGTTTCTTCTGTAACATACACAACAGCCGATTTGCTTGTAATATAAGCCATTTATTTACTCCTTATTCGTCAGATTGATACTCGGTAAAGAATATCAAACGTTGTTTTTAAATATATAATCTTAGATACTGTGTCAATGCTCGGTAAATCAATCCGAAAATCGTTTACTGTAATAACATATGTAGGTACGCCAAAACGGTTTTTTAAGCCTAATTTTAGCACTTTTTGACTAGCTTCCTGTAGTGTCACAACTGCCCCTCTTTTTAGTATATCGTCATTCATATCTTGTATATAATTAGCTAGTAAATGTAGAGAAAAAGATTGCAAATAACTAATAAAGTTATTTGTTGTCTTTGTCTCAATTATATTATCTGGAGTAACTACATATTGGTATTTATTTTTATTCATATTTATCTTAGCAATATCATAATAAAAATAAGACTTGGTAAATGTAGTTAGTTCACTAGTACAAACACCCTCAATTCCTGCTATTATCTCGCTAATCATCGCATTAACCTGCCAGTTTTTACTTGTCTAATAGTGCTTTTGTTAAGTACATCTGTTGAATTATCAAAACTTAAATAAAAAGTATTTAAAAACTCACTGCTTTTCTTCTCGTAATTCTTCGCTAGTTTTTCATATTTATCATTCTCATTATCGCTTAATAATAAGCATATTTGTGCTACTGTATCATAAGCTGATGCTTTATTTAGCTCGTAAACATTATCAAAATCGAATATACTAACAAAGCTTTGTTGCGTTAGTTTTCCAGCATTTGTGAGCTTTTGTAATATGTTTTCTTTGCTTAATTCAATAATATTATATATCTCTGTAGTAGTACCAAACAAGTTAGTATCAGATAAAGCGGGCATAATAGCAATAACGTCAACATAATCACAGAAAAACCTTGATAGAGCTTGCAACACTATTGTACCAGTGGCCACACTTGTACTTATTTTGTACCAATATACCGTTTCACTTTGTAGTGCGTATGTATATTGTGGTAAAGGATTCGTCCAAAATAAATTGCCACTGCGTGTTAAATTTTGAGTTTCATCCGTTACTACTACATCAGCATTACCTAAGGAAGAAACGCTAAGCACCGTTGAAACAATGCTCACGGTACTTAAAACTAAACTCAAATTCTTCAAAGGCTTTCTATAACCAACATACAAAAACTTAGTGCTAGATAGCTCAATACTAGCTGTTTGTGAGCCTTTCACTTGACTTAGCACAGTTGAATAATCAACGTAGCTAGTACCGTTGTAATAGAGTATTCTAAGCGTATCTTGTATGTTAATCATAGTAATTCCTATTCGTTATGCTGATTCAATTATAACTCCACGTTTACCAGTATCAAGTGTTTTTAATCCATAAACGTGTTGTAATAAAAACTCAATAGCACCATTAATCAACTTAGGTGCTTGTTGCCATGTAACTTGAGCTTGCCTCGCAAATGCAACATGGTCCTTGTGATATACAAGAACTTTATCAACAGTAACAGAGTTCGTCATAAGCACTCTTAAGCCTAATATTTGACCAACTTCGCCAGTTAGCAAAGGAATATTATTACCATATTTTCCAGCTTCGATAAAATTAGATAAACCTGCAATATGCCAATATTGTTTAGGATTAACCGCTAAATATCTGTCTTCACGAGGTACATTTTGCACATCTAGCAACTGAACAGCCGCAATTATATCAGCAATCTGTAGTGTTACTGATGAAGTAAATGCTATTTTATGATCTGGAGCTGAAGCACTACAAGACGCCAAAGCTGTATAAATACCAGCCTCCATCTTCTCGACAAGGGCAATTGTAGCGCGTTCTAAAATCTTTGCTTCTTGGTTCACTACAGATTGCATCATTGCAATAGATTCAGCCTCTACGTACACACCTTCTTGGCTATTAAGTGCTAAAGAGTCGGCTGACCATGTGATGACTTGCGATGTATAGTTACTGTTTTCTGACTTTGATTCAGCTGTAAACGCTGTACTTCTACCGATAGAAACAGACTTGGCTCCAAGTTCTACTTCTGAAGATAAATCTAAAATCGAAGGTAATAAAATGCTTCTGTTATTTAATACACTTTGAACATATTGGGATACAACACTTAAACCAACCGCACTAGTTTCTGTTACTCCTAAAACCGCCATTATCTAACTCCTTTTTTATATAAATCAAGCAACTCTTTACTTGATAAACCTTTAATATCTGACTGAGTAATAATAGGACGTGAATTTGTAGCTAGTTTACTATCTTTTTTAGACTGATTTGCTTGGAAAAATACAGGATGTTCTTGCTTAAATTTCTCAATAACATAGTCAACACTATCATCGCTAACTTCATTATTTTCGTCAATTTCAAGAGATTCTAAGTCTGCAAATTGCATAAGATATTTATCGTTTATATTGCTTAGTTTGCTTTTAATTGCTTTAGTTTTAAGATACGTCATCATTTTATTTTTTTCTTGAGACAATGTTTCTTTTAATAAAGCGTTCTCTTTTTCATATTTCAAAGCAACATCTTGAAATCTTTTTTGTTCAACTAGCTTGTCATTTTCTTCTTTATCTCTTGATGCTTGCAATTCCATCAGCTTAGAGTCCAACTCGTTAGCTTTTAGTTTTGCTTTTTTAGCTTCATCTAACAATTTACGATGTGTTTCATAAGAAACAGACTTTATTTCTTGTTCAACTGTTTCACTGTTAGCTACAACTAAATCGTTTATATTATCACTCATTTCTAACTCCTACTTGTTTATTTGCAATTCTATTCAATAGATATGCTTTATTGATACAATCAACTACATTTATATTATAAAGTAATACTTATTAACAAGTCAAGTAGTCTACCGATTAGTTGACTAGTGGTTGTCAACTAACAGTTTACAACCAGTGTGTGCAAAAAATGCACATACTTAAGTTAGAAAATGTTTTTCAGATTGATTTTTAAATTATAATATGATAAAAAGAAATAGCGTTTAGGTTATCAGTTTTGCCAGCTTTTTCCTAAACACTATATTTCTAACTTATAGAAGTAACTAACAAAAAGCAAGCAAAAAGAAAGATTTTTTAATGGATAACTTAATTGCTCCTACTGTACAAGTTATTGACAACAAGCTAATGGTTAGCTCTCTAAACATTGCGGATGTGTTTGGGAAAAAACACAAGAACGTCTTGAGAGATATAGAAAGTTTACTTCCTAATTTAGATCGGCTCAATTTTGAGCCGATCTCTTACCTTGACCGATATGGCAGGCAACAGCGGATGTATCTCCTTGACAACGAATTTACAATTTTGTTAATTATGGGTTTTACAGGTGAAAAAGCTTTCGCTTTTAAACAGGCTTACATTAGAGAATTTAACAGGATGCG